GTACTAACCTATTTCGTACAGTGTACGAAAGTACTAACCTATTTCGTACACCAGCTAAGACTAATCAGCTTTCCGTTGATACCTTCTGCCTAGTTTTTCCTGAATCAATTCCGCTGCCAATAACCACGGCCCGGCGGCATGATGCCCGCCATGCCGAACCCCTATCGCCTTGATCTAGCTTTTACCTGCCAGCGCGTGCAGATGCGCGCTGAAGCCCCCGACGTTGCGCCAGCGGCCACAGACAAGGTGCGATTTACCGGCGTAGCCTATAGCGGCGGCGTGATCCCCGCATACGGCTGGCTGGGTGACGTAGCCATTGATCTGGCCACGCTGCAAAACGCGGATGCGCAAGACCTGCCCGTACTGGTAGACCACTGCGCTGAAATTGAATCCATTGCAGGCAAAGGAAACCTGTCGCGTGTCGGCAACGCTCTGCACATTACCGGCGAGCTGACCACAGCAACAACGGCAGGCCAGCAAATCGCTGCACTCATGGCCGAGGGCTTTCCTTTACAGCTCAGTGTCGGTATGCAAGCCAACCTGCGCGAGCTGACCGAACCCGCCCAGATCAACGGCCAAACGCTCGCAGTCAAAGCCGTGTTTGAGCAAGCCCGCATTCTCGAGGTCTCGTTTGTCCCCACCGGGGCAGACCCGCACACCAGCGCCGCGCAGTTTTCTGCAAAAGCACTGGAATCCGTCCCCGCCAACCCTGTTAACTTGAAAGGCGTCACCATGACCCGAACCACAGAAGATCAGGCATTGATCGACAGCCTGCAGGCCCAGATCACCGCCAGCGCAGAGCAGATCGCTGCCCTGCAATCACAAATCAGCGAGGCCGCAACGGCAGCGCGCACCGCAGAGCTATCAGCCCTGTTCACTGAGCTGGGCCGAGACCTGCCCGCTGATACCGCGCCATACATCGCCATGAGCGCAGACAGCTTCAACGCCTACTGCGCAGACCTGCGCGCCAACAAACCCGCGCCGCGTGACCGCGCCCTGTTCAGCGCCCAAAGCCCCGCCAAGGCCGCAAAGGCTGGCGCACCCAACGGAACCGACCGCGCCAGCGCACTGTTTGCCGCCGTCGCATCCATCGCCACCAAATAACCCAATTCAAGGACAACAGACATGAGCACCATGACCGCAACTCAAAGCGCCTTTCTCAAGTATGAGGAAAGCGAATTCAACTATAGCCGCGACAACATCACCGTCGTTAGTGGCCAAAACCTGGCAGCGGGCACCGTGCTGGGCAAGATCACCGCAAGTGGCAAATACGCCGCCTATGACAACGACGCCGCTGACGGCACCCAAGCCGCAGCGGGTGTCTTGCTGTCCGCAGTTGATGCCAGCGGTGCTGACGCCGCAGGCGTTGCCGTAGTCCGCCACGCCGTAGTCGCCACAGAAGCCCTTGTCTGGGGCGCTGGCGTCACCACACAGGGCGAAAAAGACGCCGCCTACGCTGATTTCAAAGCCATCGGCATCGTCGCACGTACGGCCGTCTAACCCACATCATTCAAGGACAAATCATCATGAATCTGACCGACTTCACTACCGCCGAGCTTACCGCCGCCATCAACCAGTTCCCCGTCCAATGGGGCGAAATTGGCAAACGCGGCATCTTTGCCGACCGTGGCGTTCGCACCCGCGAGATCGTCATTGAAGACCGCGAAGGCGCGCTGGCTGTGCTCAATACGCACGATTGGGGCGGCGAAGGCACCGTAGCCAGCCCCATCGCCCGCAACACCTATGCTTTCAGCATCAAGCAAACCACGCATGAAGACATCGTCAGCGCGGCGGATGCGCAAGGCGTGCGCGCCTTCGGTGTCGATGCCGGTGTCAATGGCCTGCAAAGCATTGAGTCTGAAGTCGCCCTGCGCCTGCAACGTATGCGCGCAAAGCACGACATCACGCTCGAATACAAGCGCATGGGCGCGCTCAAAGGTAACGTGCTCAACGCAGACGGCACCAGCAGCCTGGCCAACATGTTCACGACCTTCAGGGTCACGCAGACCACGGTCGACTTTGTGCTCGGCACCTCCACCACCAAGATTCTGGACAAGTGCGCAGAGGTGCGCAACCAGATTGAAGACAATCTGGGCGGAGACAGCATGACCGGCATTGACGTTGCTGTCAGCCCTGAGTTTTTCAGCAAACTGGTTGACCACGTCAAGGTGACGGACGCCTACAAATACCACCAAGAGGCCAGCACCCGCCTGGGCACTGATCAGCGTAAGGGCTTCACCTTTGGCGGCCTGACATTCTGGGAATACCGCGCCAACGTAGGCGGTGCAGCCGGTCGCCTGATCGCCGCCCAGGAAGGCCATGCCTACCCGGTCGGCACCATTGACACGTTCGCCACCTATTACGCGCCTGCGGACTTCAACGAAGCGGTCAACACCATCGGTCTGCCGATCTACGTTAAGACTGAACCTAACAAGTTCGATCGCGGGATTGTGCTGCACACGCAGAGCAACAGCCTACCCCTGTGCCACCGCCCAGCCGTGCTTGTCAAGGTACTCACCAGCAATTAAAAGTGAAACCGCATGGCGCTACTAACCCCAGAGGAGCTGCAATCGCGCTTAGGTGCGGATGATCTTGCTCGCCTTGCTCACCGTGACGTAACAGGCGACAATGACGATGCAAACATCGCCACCGCCCTGAGCGACGCGGAGGCCGAGATACTGGGGTACGTGCGCCTGGTAGCGCCATTGCCGCTCACCGATGTGCCTGACATTCTGAAGCGCATCTGTGCCGTAGTGGCGCGCTACAACCTATGGCGGCGCGACGTACCGGATACGCACCCGGCATATATCAGCTACAAAGACGCGGTTAAAGAGTTGCAACAAATCGCCAGCGGTCAGATCGCCTTGCCCATTACGGCGGGCAATAACACCGGCGCTAACGCAGCCAGTAGCGCGGGCTTTGCCAGCACCAGCAGCGTGCGCACCTTCAGCGACGCGGCCATGACGGCCATGCTTCCGGCATGGTAGCTTTGGCCGTCACCGTTGACGATAAGCAGGTGCGCGCCATGCTCACCCGCCTTGCCACGCGCGTTATCGATCTGCGCCCCGTGCTTTCAAAAGCTGGCGACATCCTACGCACCGACGCACTAGACAACTTCAAAGGCCAGCACGCAAGTGACGGCACGCCGTGGCGCGGTCTGAGCAGGGCAACATTACTTTCCCGTGCGCGCCGTCTATCCGGCGGCAAAGGTATCCACAAGAAAAACGGCCAATTGCGCGCTGGCGCTGTGCGCGTCATGACCGGCGCTAAGGCCCTGCTCGATACCGGCGTACTGCGCGCCAGCATTGGACAGCCGTCTAGCGGCGGCATCATGCAGGTCACGTCCAACAGCGTCACCATTGGAAGCCGCATCAAGTACGCCGCTATCCACCAATTCGGTGGCAAGGCAGGCCGTGGCAAAAAGGTCATCATTCCCGCGCGCCCGTTTATTGGCATGAGCAAAAGTGCCGAGCGCAACATCATTGACACCATCAACGGCTATCTGGGCACCAACCAATGAATACCGCGCCCATCATTGCCCGCTTGCAATCGCAATGTCCTGGCCTGCGCTTTGTTGGCGGTGCACTTGACCTGGAAGAGTCCACGCTGCTGTCGGCGACTTACCCGGCAGCCTTCGTAATCCCGCTGTCAGAGAGCGCAGAGGACAACCAATTTGCCGGATCACACCTGCAAAACCTGACCCAACAATGGGGCGTCCTACTGGCAGTTAAAGCCGTGCGCACGACAGCATCCGACCAAAGCGCAGAACTTCAAACTCTGCGACTGCAAATCCGCGCGGCACTGATTGGCTGGACGCCAAGCGCTGAACGTACCGAATTCAACTTTACCAGCGGATCGCTATTAGGCGCTGATGCTGGCATGTTGCTTTGGCAAGACGAATTCACCACCACACAAATCATTACAGGAGCCTGATCATGGCAAAAACAACGCAGGCTAACGCCCCAACACCAGACACCACACCGCCACCCGGCGGTGGTCGTTACCGCTGGAGCGACACCGCCCCGTACTGGATCGAGATCGACGAAAACGGCAACCCCGTCAACGCCGCATTGCCCGCCGCACCCATCACCGCCCCCACCACTGAAGGAGTTTGAACATGTCCCGCCTTATCCGCAAAACCGTCATTCTGGTCAAAGTCGAAGCCACCGCTGGTGTCGATGCCGTCCCCACCGGCGTAGCCAATGCTATCCAGGCCATGGACTTGTCCATCACCTCGCTGGACGCCAAAAACGTTGACGTCAATATCATCAATCCATGGCTCGGTAACAATGCCAGCCTGGTCGGTACAGCCAGCATCAAGTGCAGCTTTAGCTGCTTGCTGGCAGGCGCAGGTGCGGCCGTTACTGCGCCCGCCTGGGGCGCGCTGCTGCTGGGCTGCGGTAACGCAGAAACCACCGGCCTGACCACGCCAACGCGTGTGGAGTACCTGCCTGCTACCGACACGCTCAAGACCGTCACCATCTACTGGTACGACGACGGCCTGCTGCACAAAGCGCTTGGCTGCTTTGGCAACGTCAAGCTATCGGCCAAGTCGGGCGAAGCGCCAAAACTGACGTTTGACTTTGTGGGCTTGGACGGCGGCGTTAGCGCCACGGCCAACGCCACAGCAACGCTCACCGGCTGGAAAATGCCTGTGGCCATCACCAAGGCCAACGTAACCGACATCAAGCTGGGCTGCACCTACGCCGCCGGTGCCCTGAGCGGCGGCACGGCGTACAACAGCACCGGATTGAGCCTGGACTGGGGCAACACGGTTGACTTTGTGCCCATGCTCACTACTGAGCAAGTTGTATTCAGTAACCGCGCCGTATCGGGCAGCATGAGCCTTGAGCTGACAGCCGCGCAAGAGGTCACGCAAATGGCCGCCGTCAAGGCCAACACGCTGCAAAGCGTGGGCTTTGTCATCGGCACCGCAACGGGCAACAAGATCATGCTGTACATGCCCAGCGTGCAACTGATCAACCCGAAAAAAGAAGAGATCAACGGTATGCGTTTGATCGGCTTTGACATGCGCGCACTGCCCGTTGCTGGCAATGACGAATTGCGCATTATCAGCCTGTAACCGGAGACCAACAACATGGCCTTCAAACTCGCTGTTGGAAACATGGTGCAAGTGCCCGTGCGCTTTAGCCTGCGCGACGGCGCGCTGGACAAAAACTACACGCTCACGCTCACGGCCACGCGCCACGGCCCCGATGATATTGCCGCCATGGAAAGCGTCACAGTCAACGACTTCATGCTGGCGCAAGTATCGGGCTGGAGCGGCACCCACCCGGTGCTGGCAGAAGACGGCACGCCCGCGCCCTACAGCTCGGAGGCATTGGCGTTCTTGCTCAAAGTTCCTGGCGTGCTCGACGCGGTGTGGCTGGCCTACCTGCGCGAGTGTGGGGCCAAGACAAAAAACTAGCGCGCGCCGCCGAGCTTTGGGCGGCGGGGGATTTGGTCAGCGACGCGCAACCGGGCGCTGACGAAGACACAGAGTTTGATGCAGCACTAGAGGCGTTTGGATTACAGGCAAGTGATGATGACCAAAGCACAAGCAACACCGCAGCAGACACCTTTTGGCTATGGCCAGAATGCGTGCCTGTCTGGGCGCTTTGGCTCGACGTGCAAACGCAGTGGCGCTACGCGGGCATGGACGCCCAGCGCGCGGGGCTTGACTACACCGCTGTGTCAGGATGGGCGCGTGGTGTATCAGGGCTGCGCGGGGTGGACTACATCGATGCAATGCGCTGCATCCAGGTTATGGAGCGCGCCGCAATGGGGGTGTGGGCAAATCAGCGCGCCAGCACCTAGCCCAGCAGTTTGCCAATGCCAAACACCAGACCTAGCAGGGCCAGCCTGGACAAACCAACGTATGCGGCCACACGGCCCCACAGATGCCACAGCAGCCAGGCCAAGCCACCCAGCGCAACAAAAGACATCCATTCATGCAACATCATGGTGTCAAGGGTAACACGCCATGGGTAACAACACCGTATCAATCAAACTGGCACTAGAGGGTGCGCAAACGGCGCAAGACGGCATCGGTCGGGTGGGCGATCGCCTGGGCGCGGTATCGGACAAAGCCGCGCAGGCGCAGTCTAGTTCAGACCGGCTTTCCGCTGCGCTGGGGCGTGTTGCGCAATACGGATTAGCTGGCGGCGGGATAGTGGCGTTGTACAGCGCGGTTTCTAGCGTTGGCAAATCGCTGTTTGACGCCAGCGCAAACGCGCAGCGGTTGAGCACACAGCTCAACTTTGCTACTGGCGGCAAGTCTGTTGCCGAAATGGCCTATGTGACCGACCTGTCCAACCGGCTGGGGCTGGAACTCAACAGCACGGCCCAGGCTTATGCCGGGTTTGCCGCAGCGGCACGCGGTACAGCACTGGAGGGGGCGCAAACCCGCAGCGTGTTTGAGGCCATTGCCAAAGCCAGCGCGGTCATGGGCTTGTCTGCCGACCAATCCAGCGGCGCGCTGCTGGCGGTGCAGCAGATGATGAGCAAGGGCGTGGTCAGCGCCGAAGAGTTTCGCGGTCAGTTGGGCGAACGTATGCCCATTGCACTACAAGCTGGTGCACAGGCGTTGGGGGTCACCACTGCAGAATTTAGCAAGTTGTTGGAAACCGGCCAGATCGTGGCTCAAGACTTTTTGCCCAAGTTTGCGCAGGCCGTCACCACCATGCTTGGCGACAGCGTGACGGAGGCTTCAAAGCGCTTGGACGCGGCCGTCAACCGTATGGGCACTGCATGGGAAAGGCTCAAGCGCACAGTGGGCGACGCCGGTGTCAGTCAGACATCGTCCTCACTCATGAATGGGCTATCCAACGACATGACCGCATTTTCTGAAGCGGCCGACATAGCCCGACGCAACGGGGCCGGTTTCTTTGGTCAGATGAACAACGGCCTGGGCATGTTGATCGGGCGCGCGTTGCACTTGCAAGGCATGAATCGCGACTTTATGACGCTGAACGGTGCGGTTGCGGACGCCACTGCCACCATTGCCAAACTTGATGCACAAGAAAAGCGCGACGGCACTTTGAGCATTTACAGCATGAGCCAGCGCGCCGAGGCCGCGCGTGACCTGGCACGAGCTAATCGTGAGCTGGCCGCATCCAGCGGTAATGCGGTCGGTTCTGGTGGCGGACGTGGTGCGGTGAATCCGGCAACAGTGGCGCAGTCATTGGAGCAGCAGGACGCGCTGCAAAAGCGCTTGTCCGCGTTACTTCAAGCTGGCTCCGGCGTACCCGAAAGCTACATCGCCCGCATGAAAGAGATTCAGGCGCTGGCCGAATCTGGCGCACTGGTTGGGCAGCAATACGAACAAGCCGTTACCGCTGCGCATAAGCTGTTGCCAAAGATCGCAGAAGGATCAACCAAGATCACCGAAGCGCAAAAAGCGGCCGCAGAGCAAATCAAAATCTACACCCAGATCGCCCAGACCCGCGCCAACGCCATTAACGCCGACTACAAATCGGCCAACGACTGGTTCGCCAAAGAGCTAGAAGGCTACGAAAAAGCGGCAGAAGCGGCCAAGCAAGCCGCAG